GAAGATTGACGTATTGTTGTATAATCAATACTATCTAAAACCTTTATAGACAATGCGTCCGACTCTTTATATAATACATCTAGTTGTACTATTTTATAAGAGTCTCTAATATTATTTCCTGTGTCCGGTAATGGTATTAATAGTTCTATGTTGTTCACGTTGTTTTCCATCCAACTAAGAACAGTACTTTTATATGCTGAAGATTCGTCCCCATTTATAAAATAACCTTTTTGCTTTGGGATATATGCAATTTGTGTAAACGGCGCTATTAATGAGTATTCATTATCGTCAAACTTAAATCTATAACTAAACCTAACATATTTATCTTCTAGAAATGATGGATCACCTGGCCAAGTTGGATCGTCAGACTTGTTAGTCATTGTCGATGTTAGGAATGTAAGTGTGTCACCTTCACTTATAGTATTATCAAAAGTGTATAATTCAAATGAATCCTCGTTTGGAAACCCTACTATTGTGGTATAGCCGTTTTCAGGCATTGGACTAACAACTAGCGTCATACCTACTTCTAATACCCCCGTAAGAATTTCAAAAGTATAAACGAAATTTTCAGTATCTATACCAGTTATAATGGCAGTTGCTTTTCTAAACATAGAAATAGGGTCTATAGGAGCGTACTTAGCAACAGATATTTGTGTTTCAGTAGTGTAATATAATGGATTATTTATTGCACTCTCTACATTTATTTTTCGCGGTTGATTTCTATTGTCTGTCCAAAATAATAACCCTTCAACTAGGTTTACACCTATTACTAAATTAGTTATCGATAAGTTTAAGAAAGTACCTGACACTAATGTTTTATATTGTGGATTAGTATTAAAGTCATACACTGTTATCTTCATTACCCAACCACCAACTGGAGGAGTAATGTTATCACATAGCGTTATATTTTCAGGTGTTAAGTCTTTGTAATTAGTTAAAAATTGGTATATTCTATTATTTTGGTTGTCCATGAAAGCGCCTATACAAGTAAGTCCAGCATCTACGGTGCTTAATACGTTTAGTTGGGCATTGCCCAAAACATTCTGTAATACGCCTACATTATTGCTTTCGGATTTACCAATAGACACGTTTAAAGCTTCTCTATATTGTCCATTAGGAATAAGTCTATCATCTAGATCTTTATTCATTTTTGATTGTAGGAAACTATTTTTTACTTCAGCCATTTTATTAGTGTTTAATCCATTTAGATTGTCCTCTTAATACTTGAGTTATTTCCTCTAATTTGATATTTGATAATCTTATTTTAGTGTTTCTTAGTTTAGCGCTTTTCTCTTGTTTCAATCTTTGAACTAAATATTCAGGTTGATTTGCTCTAGTAGAGATTATAGCATGTAAAATATAAGCGTACATAGCTTCTTCAGCTAACTTAGGAACTCTAGAATCTAAATCATAAGCTAAACCATCTGACACGTATTCTAATACTATTAGTTTACCAACTAAATCACTGCTAAAAGATATTTTACCTTCTCTTTCATTCATAGTAAAATACCCGTTCATATTTGCATATTGCGGATCAGATCCATATCTTCTGCCATAAAAAGCACTTTGTACCCACATATCGCCATTGTACCAATCACCAACAAAGTTATTAGAATCAAATGTTATACGATCTTTATTGTTAGTTGCCCATCTTTCTTCTGTTATTGATGTACCAGTCATATTAGACTCAAAACTATCTTGAATTGGTGTACCTCTATTATCCTGTATAGGATTTTCATAAGGACTAATAGTTATATTGTTTGAAGGATATATAGGATGTTTTATTCCTGAATGATCTATCCAAGACATCTTAACGTAATTTACATAGTCCTGTGGAATTATAACACTTAGACTTGGAGGTATATTTAGTTCTTGTGATTTAATGCTTTTTAAAGTATCATAACTAAACTCTTGCATACTACGTTTAGCATGGAATATTACGTCTGTTCTTTTTACTGTGTTTATTAATTTACCGTGCCCAACATAAGCAACCATAAAGTTATTCACAATGTCATTAAGTGTTACATAAGAATAACTACCGTAGTTCTGTTCTGTAGTATTTCCATAAGCTAAAGTAGACGGGTCATCTTGATCCCCGTATTTACCGCCGCTTAATGTTTTTAATTGCACTACTAAAACACTATCAGAAGTTGGTAACGACGTATTTATATATGTTATAGTATTTCCGTTTACTGAGTATGGTAAAACAACTTCTTCAAACGTGCCGGGAAACCCATTAGGACTCCAATATAATTTAAAGTTATTTAAGGCATAATCAATATCATTAGGATCCCAACTTCTAAAGATCAAGTCTGTATTAAAAGTTGTTACAAAGACACTAGTCCAACTTGCTCTATTTCCTTCAGTAGTGTATATTATGTTAAAACCCTGCGCTCCTTCATAATACTGTCTATTAGTTTCTGTTATTAATCCGTTATTTGGAGTTGCCATATTCTATTATGATTTTGAATTAATATTTTCTGCCTGAATCTGCTGAGCGGCTATACCAACTATCTGCGGATCGTTTATAACTATACCTGAATAAAGCAATATTCTAGTTATTAAGTTGTTTTGTTCTGTTGGATGTAGTTGGAAATCTTGCGAAGTACTAGGATTATAAATATATTGATTATTTGGTCCTAAAGTAAAATTCCACGTTGGATTCAAAGGTTTCTTAATATATGTACAAGAAATGTCACTTTGTATAGTTTTTGGATATACGTATATTTTAGAGTTTCTATATTCATATACAGGCCAATAAAGCGAAGGTTTAGTTATAGGAGATAACATTAGTTCTAATAGTTCATTTGGTTGAACGTATTGAATCTCTTTTTCTCCTTTATATATTACAGTACCTATCTTATAAAAATTAGCAGTATCAGGTGTTGAAAAACTATCTACAGAAAAAGTACAATTTCCATTAGAATGAAAAAAAGCTATTTTTTCTTCTAGGTTTTTTATTCTATCTGAGTATTCACTATCGTTACCTTGAACTCTAAGAACTTGATTTAGATCTTCAAAGTATTCGTTGAATATTTCTAATTGAACTTGTGTAGCGGTTTTATTAAATTCATCAGGAGTTAGATTACCTCTTTGCTCTTTGTTTATTATTAATAAAACAGTTCTATATACTGTATCTACATTTACTGCCATTTGTTATTTTTATTATAATATTAAGCGGATACTGCAGTTTAATTTACAATATCCGCCTTCATATTAGTATTACATGTTATTTTAGTTTTTTCTCTATAGACTTGAAAATAACTATACCCTAATCTGTCTTAAAGAACGCAGCCATAGCTGAATACGGATTCTCATCAAAAGGCACTGTCATAAGTTTTCTATCATTCTCTCCCCACATAAATGTTCGTTGATCTTGTGATAGTTTAATTATACCAGTTTCAGTAGCTCTAATCGCTAAGTTTCTCAAAGGTACATTGTCATCATTCGCTAATTCTAAGAATAAAGAAGGATTTTTCCTAGCTAATAGTAATAAATCTCTTTTTACTTCCTTAGAACTCATCTTATTGACTCTAGAACCTACTTCTACTCTTACAATAGCTTCCGCCATGTCGATGTCCATACTAAAAGCAGCATTCATTGCTTCAACTTCTAACTCTAAGTAGTCTAAATCATCTTCTGCTTCAACAACAGCATCAAACTCAGTATACTTTATATTACGTCCTGGATGGTAAATAGATAATAGTTTTTGTAAGTTTTGTTTTTCTTTTGGAACAAACAATGTTCCATTCTCAAATATAACGTGTCCTAGTGTTACCTGTCCCTTCTGGTATTTAACCAATGGTGAATTTTGATTAGTAGCGTATCTTAATTCTTCTTGATTACCAGTTTCGTTATCAAACCATAACAATGGATACCTTGGAGTATGTCTACAATGTAATGTGTATGTTAATGGGAAAGCACTATCTGAAATTATATAAGTTCTATCTTTAATCTCCCAAGTACTCTTTTGTTTTTTTGGTTCTTGAGATTTTGTTGTTGTAACAACTTCAGTTGCTACTTCTTGTTCTACTACTGTTTCTTTTGTATTTTGTTTCATAATATAATATAATTTAATAAATTTTTAAAAGGTAATAATTACCCCCACGATAAAGCAGGGGTAATATCACCATATTTTTACACTGATGCAGTGAACAATACGAAATTGTTAGCAGCTTGTGTAACTAAACATCTTTCTGACAAGAAGTGTACTTGCATTGCATCAAGATCAGAAGTGTAAGCACCTCCAACAGATCCAGTGATCCAAGACTTCATACGTCTGTCATCTGCTTGACTAGCGCGGTAACGAACGTGTAAGAAAGGTCTACGGATATTAGTACCTAATTGTTGATCGTATACAGTAGATGTTCCAGCAGGAATAAGTACACCATCAATAGAAGTGTTAGCGATTCCACCACGTGTAGAAGCATCGTTTAAGTATTTCCAGTCTGTTTTGTAGAAATCATAAGATCCACGACGGAAACCAGAGAAACCTAAGTTCAATGCCATTTGCTCAGAGTTTTCGAATAAACCGTAAGCAACACCGCCATTAGCTCCAGAAGATAAAGAAGCAAGCATATCATCAAAATCAAGTGAAGTAGCTCTGTTCAAGAAGAACATGTTTTCTTCAATAGCTCCTTGAGTATCTAAGTTTTTCAAGATAGAATCGAAATCACTTAAACCACCAACAGCAGTAAAGTTATTTACAACATTACCTCTTTCTTTGATAGCAGCAAAAAGACCTTGAGTTCCTTTGTATACAGCACCATCACCTGTAGCAGCAATGTTAGCAACACCTGAACTAGCAGCGGCTAATTCACCTTCAATAACTGACATTTCCAAGTAATCCTCAAAACGTAGTCTTGTTTCAGACTCTGCTTTCAAGTACCACAAGAATCCACCAGCTCCATCTTCAGTAGCGATTTCAACCCAACCGATTTGAGCAGTGTCAGAACCAGAAATTTGGTATCTTTCTTTGATGATGATAGGAGAGTTGTTAAACTGTCGGAAAGAAGGAGTTACAGCGTTGATTGAAGCATCTGTAGTACCTTTTTTAAACTCAGAACCGTATACAAAGATTTTAAGGTTTGTATTTGCAGCACTCCATACTACTGTTCCAGAGAACAAACTAGCTTGAGTATAAGTAGCAACTGTGATAGTAGCGACGTTAGAAACAGTTGTAGATGCAGTAACAAGCACTTTTAATTCTTTGCCTGTTGTTGGATCCATAACTACTAAAGTTTGTCCCGGAGAAATTACGTTAGCAACGAAGTTAGAACCAGTACCACCAGTTGCAAACGTTAATGTAGTTGCAGTAGCAGCAGTTACATCGTTGTAAGCAATATGCAATCTGTTTTGTTCAGACCAAATAACTTGATCAGAAGACATAGGCATTTCAGCACCTACCATACGTAAGAATCCAGACAAAGTTCTGTTTCCGTAACGCTCTACTTCTGCTTCGTAGATTTCTGGTAAATATTGTTGCGCGAAGTCATTACCACTTCCATTTGCGAAGTTTAAGTAATTTGTTTCTAGCGCTTGTTGTTTTTGACTCGGTTTAATTGAACCGAATTGCGGAGATATGTTTGACATAATCTTTAATTTTAATTGTTAAATTTTTTTGTTTGTATTCTCAATTTTGAAGAATCTAAACCACTAACAGACTTAACTCTTAAACCGTTGATAAACACCTCACCAGACGTTTGTCTTGGTTGTGCTAAACCAGGATTTTTAGAGTTGGTCATTACCTCTTTGATAGCGTCAGCTTTACCTTGTTCGTAAAAGTGTTGTGCTATCTTGTCAGAGTTCATAGCTGTGTAAAGAGCTTTGTGATAATTTTTAGAATCATTAACATTTCCTTGCTTATCTAGAAACTTTCCGATAAAATTGTTAATATCTGATTGACTATCAGCGATTTGTTCCCCGTTTTGCACAGTGTATCTAAATCTTTTGTCACCTAAGTTATATTCAAAACCTTTGAAATCTTCAGTAAATAGTTTTTTAGTCTCTTGTTTAAAACGCTCGTGTCTTTCTTTACTCTCGTTCTCGTTCTTCTTGTATCTATTGAAAAAGTCATACGCCTCTTGCTGTTCTTTGGTTACGTTTGATTTCAACTTGATCTCATCGTAGTATTGATCCTTTATTGACTGCAGATGGTTTTTAGCTTTTGCAATAGTTTCTTTGTAATCTAATTTCTTTTTTCTAATATCTCTTTCCTCATCTATATCTTCGTCGTATTCAAAACTGTCTTCAATTAAGAATTCAATTTCTTCAGCGTCTAAGTGAGGTCTTGTTCTTGAGTAGTATTCTTTTAATAATGTCTTTTCATCTACGTTAGAATAGTCTGTATTTAATCTAACATAGTCTTCTACTGAACCACCTGTTTCTTCCATGAACTTAACAAGTTTTTCTACATTCTCAGGTAAGTTTCTTTCTACGACTTTTTCTTTATATTGTTCTCCAGAATCTTTAATGATTACGTCGTCTACTTTTTCGTCTGTGATTTCTTCAATAACAACCTTAGAGGTGTCTTCGTTTCCTTGCTCCACTTCTTGCAATTCCACTTTGGATTGTTCTGTGCGTAACAGGCTTTCATCTGTGCTTTGTTCTTGAATGGCATCTTTTGATTGTTCTGTATTAGGTATTACTACTTTAATTACTTCTGTTTCAACTGGTTCTGTTGATAAATCTACTTTAGTTACTTCGTTTTTTTTGTTTAGATTTTTTGGTCTTATTGGTTTAGACACTTTAAAATCTCCTTCTTGCTTAACATTTTCCATAATATAATATAATTTGATAATTTATTTTTTATAATCCTTCTAAACCTGTAAAACTAGATGACTCAAAGTTTTGAGGTAAAGAGTTTGTTTTTCTTTGCATTACTAATTCAGACTGTTGAGACGCTTGTATTCTAGTTCTTTCATCTTTTCTGTCTTCTGCAGTTTGAAGTTTCTGATCTTCAACCTGAGCTTTTAACTGAGCTAACTGCATATCATACTGAAACTGTTGATCCATTATCTGTCTCTTCAGTTGCATTTCTGTTTGTAATTTTTGTATTTCAAAATCAGACTTTGCTCTTTCGATGTTTATAGTTTCTTGTGTTAAAGCTTGCTGCTTTTGAACTTCAAACAAAGCGGTTTGTTGTGCTGTCTGTTGATTTGCTTGTGCTTGAGCTTGAATGTTTTGCATTTGAGCTTCTTGCGCTGCTTTTTGCTTCTTAGCTTTTCTTAACTTAAGTAATTGATTTGCTAACTTAAGATTTTTGATTTGTCTAATATCTATAGCATCGTCTAAGTCTATAGTTCCACCTTGTAAAGCTACTTGTATATTTTGCTCTAACATCGCTTTTTCCTCATCATCAGGTTCTAGTTCTAAAAAGATACCAAAATCGTGAAGATTTAGATTTTTTATCTCTTCTAATGTTTTAGCATTATACGTACTTATACTTTGCTCTAACACCTTGGAAGTTAAAGGATACTCTAACGCATCTGCTATTCTTAACGAGATATTCTCGCACGTTCTAAGAGTAAGAAACAGACTAGAATGTAATATGTGCTTAGTTGCGGTATTTGACGCGTTAGCGGCCATCTTTTGAAGTCCTACTAGCGTATCTTTATCTGCAATACTACCGTCTCTAGCCTCGTTCAAACCGGTTACGTCTCTTATTAGTTGAAGATAGTATTGATATGTCTGTATAAGACCTGCTATCTTAGCTTGACCAGAAGAACTAGTTAATTCTTGTATTGGTACTTTGCCGGCGTTAATTCCACCTTCTTGTGTTAAAGATCTACCTATAACACTACCAGTTTGGAAGTACATATTTAATGCTTCAGCTGGGTTGTAATTAGTTCCATTACCTAAGTCAACATCTATCAGACCGTCTACGTCTAAGAACACACCATCAGGAATCATTCTAGACATCACTTGTTGTAGTTTCAAATGAGTCAACTGTATCATATCAGCAAACCCAGTGATCTTATTTACTATAGAATCTATCCTACCTTTGTACATTCTAGGAGCAGAGATAACATAGTTCATCTCTACTTTAGTTGTATCAGCAAATGGTCTAGTCATATTCTCAGACAATTTCCATTCAATCATAGTGTTTGTACCAAGAATTTTAGCACCTGTGTATAACACTTCTATAGTTCTAGATACTCTACTGAAGTTATCATTTTCTGGCGGATTAAATTCATCCGTCTTCTCTATGGCTTTTTCTAAACCATTTTCACCATACTTTATCTTAAACACTTGATTCATGTAAGTCTTATACTCAAAGTATAAAACCTGAACGGTGTTTTCATCATAATTACCCCAACCAGTTATATATTGTCTATTACCCGGCATCTGTTGTATCTTGTACAACTCTTCTTCTGTAATATGTGGAAACTGCTTTTTTAATTCAGGTATTGTAACTGCTTTTACTTCTCCAACATAGTATATATCATCAAAGTTTGGATCTTCTGTATAAGAATAAACTAGATAAGCAGGATCAACATACTCAGTTCTAATACCTTCCGACACGTTGAAACTAGTTTTAACACATGCTATACCCAAAACCGTTAGGTCGTAGTTTAATCTTCTTCTAACTAAATCCCATTTATTCGCGGCCAATACATTGTTTATTGCTTCCTCCTCTGCTATCTCTATAGATTGTTTATAAGATAATTGCATGTGCAAATCTAATTCCTCTTTATTCTGAGGTAACTCATCTTGAGACAAAGGGGAAGCAGAGAAATCCTGACCTATTAATTCTTTTGCTTTGTTTATCAAATCAGTGGAATACATATCCATTAATATTGACTTAGCGTAAACAGTTCTTGATTTTAAAGATTCTGGATCTTGAGCGTAAGCTTTAATATCGTAAGTCTTCTGAGACATACCATTAACTACTATATCAACAAATTTAGATATAACAGGTACTGGTTTCCAATCTAAGTTTAGATAAGATAAATCACCATTAATAGCTAATTCATCTTTGTATTTTTGTACAGACTGTTCTCCTCTAGCATACAATCTTAGTTGGTGAAAATTATTCCAATTAGATACGTATCTATTTTGCGTGGTTCTACCTTGATCAAACCACTCTTGCTCTATTGCTCTAGAAACTTGTAATCCGTATTCTTCAGAAGCTTTTTCAGCATCACTTACTACTTGACTAGGAAAAGCACTGTTTGTATTTGTGTATATATTCATTAATTGTATATTTTTGATGAATAACCTGTGTTATCATACTTTTTAATACCTAAATCATAAGTAACAATCCTCTTTGGCGGAGTTGGCGTGTACCTATTTCTGTTGCAAGCCATTATAGCTAATCCAGAACTAATAGATGCATCATGTTTTGTTCTGTTGTTTATATTAAATCTAGACCAGTCGTTTAGAGTTCTATTAAAATACATATCTCCATAACCACCTTCTTTAAATCCAACATGTTCTTCAATATATGATTCTATTGCTGCGGCGTGAGCTTGCTTAACATCTTCACTTGAGTTTGGTATTCCTCCGATGTCTCTTTCTGTTATAGATAGATTATTCCATACTTTATCAGGTCTATTCATAGAGTAACCTCTATAACCTCTTCTTTTAAAATGAAACAATAATCTAGGTTTATTATTCTCAGCTAGTATAGGCATACCGTAAAATACACATGCCATTAAAACTTCTTCAAAAAATATCTCAGCAGTTTGAGGTCTAGCTATATATTCTAAAAAGAAACTATTAGGTGGTACATCTTCCATTGAGAACTTAGTTAAACCACTTAACGCTCCGTTAGAACCTTTACCATCAACTGTACCAGATATATCGTAAGGGTCACATCCAAATGCTCCACAGTGTTCGTTACCTGGGTATTTAATACCATTCTTTGTAACCACGTGGTTTTGCATGTGTATCGGTGGAATCCAAGATATTAAAAACCTACCGTCTTTATTTGGATAAAATATAACTTTACTATCTACTATACCGTTTTCCCATTGAAAACTACCTTTTGTCAATATACTAGTATTTCTTAGATCATCGTTGTAATCTATTTGCTCGTATATTTTAGTAAGATTAAATAAAGATTGTTTTGCTTCGTCTCTAAAAGCGTGTTGTTCTGTTCTTGGGAACTGTCTGTAGTATTCGTTTAAACTGTCTTGATCTTGCTTAAGACCATCTACTTCGTTTTGCCAATGCTCTATAACTCCGTATTCTATATAGTTTCCATCAACTCCTTTTACTGGTTTAGATGGTGTGTCAAAAACAGGTACGCCATATAGATCTATAAATCCTTCGTATGACCATTCCATAGGTATAAACAGACTATATAAACCAGAACTAGTTTGTCCGTTTCTATTTCTTTTTGAAATATCTGAGTTATAATATAGAGTTTTGAAGTTATCACCACCTTTATCTAAAGCGTTAGATGTTGAACCCATCATACACTTACCAATAATTCTACTACCTAACCTCAATGTTGTTTTAGTTACACGCCAGTTATTTAATATGTTATCTGGTCTTTCCCACTTACCGCTTTCGTCATGTACTAGTAATCTTAATTTTTCACCATCATAACTATTGTCTCCAGTGTTCTTCCAGTCTATAGTAGTATCTAACCCATCTAATTCCTCTAGTCTTTCATTAGAGTCTAATTTTCTTCTAGTTAACTTAGACGCTGGTATTCTATACGCTAATTCAGTTTTAGGTCTATCCATACCGTCTTGTATGGGTTTAAAGAAAAAAGGATAGTTAATAGATATTGGCACAACCTTGTCGGTAAACATCTTCTTAGCATCTGCTCCAGACTTTGACAATATACCAAACCTTGAATCACTAGATATTGTTGCTTGATTTACTAGTTCTGAAGAAGACATAAATGAAAATCCAGAACGTCTATTCTTTAAGTAGCACATACCGTAACATCTAGTATCAGCTTTGCACGCTTCCCAGAATATAAAAAATAATCTGTTTGACTCTCTAAAATCAGGTGCACCTACGTCTATCTTACTCCACTGTAGATACATATAATGAGTGCCAGTTATATAAGTTGGTTTACCATTGTTTTCAAAAAATAAACCTTCATCTCTGTACTTAAACTCATTATCTATATAATCGTACCATCTATCTTTAAAACTATCTGTTTGTTTATTCCAATCGAAAGTACTCTTTATTTTACTTAACTCTTTAGGGAATTCCATTTGTTCCCAGTATTGTTCTTCTTTCACCTTAGACCTAGAGTATACGTCTTCAGGTAATGGTAATGCTATCGCTAAATTCTGGATTTCAACGATCTCGCCAATCTTTCCAGTTTTACTAATAACAACCATATCATGGTCTTTATTATATCCATAACTCCATTTTTTAAGTCTATTGTTTTGTTTAATAACGCTAGACTTTACATGGTCTGGAAGAATCTTATATAGTGTTTGTTCGTACATTATTTTGATCTCCCTTCTGCGAATCCTTTAAACACTTTAGTACCACTTTCTTTTTCGTCTTCTACAAGTAGTTTTTCTTCTTCTTGTATTCTAGAAAGAATATCAAAAGCATCGAATATTGCTAGTTTTTTAGTAGCTGCTGCGTTCTTAAGTTTGTCAGCTGATAGATCGTCGTCGCCGTTATTTATAATAGCTTCTTCAGCAACCTTGATTAGTTCAAGTACTGCTTTGTGTCCAGCTTGGATTATATTCTGCTTCGTTTCCTTTATATTCATATTTAATTACAATATCATTAGATTTCATGCAATAAAGACGTTGACCATCTATAACAAAGTCAAACTCTCCACCTGGGGTATAACCTACAAGGTCTCCCTCGCTTATTTTAAGCGCTTCTAAAGAACTATTGCCATACTTTAATATACCAATAAGGTTTTGCTCTTTATCTATTCTTAAATAGTCGTCATTCTTTAATGGTTTTACAAAACATCTATCATTAAAAGACTT